TCAATGGGTCAGCCCGAACATATCAGTAATCTTCAATTAAAATTTTATAATCGTTCTGTTATATTCGGACACCATCATAGATTTGATTTGTCTTTAAAGACACAATTAGATTCAAGTTTACTTGGAGCTTGGGGTAATGGATGTTTATGTGATTTAAGTTTATTGCCAACAGGATTATATTCTGCTTTTGATAATTCGCAAAGAGGAATAACAGTTGTGTATGAAAAAAATGGTGGTCTATTTAGTGTGCAACAACACATATTTATTCCGAACAAAAAGAAAGGATATGAGTGTATAGTCAACGAAAAAGACTATATTATTTAAAAAAACTTTCCTTATAAAACCCTTATAAACAAAGGTTAAAATAATAATATCAATATATTTTGCTTATTGTTATTGACAAAGTTACTATATAGTATAAATTAATAATATGATTAAAAATAATAAAAAACATCAAGGAGAAACAAAGATGGAAACTTTAACAGAATATGAGATTTTAATAAAAGGAGATTATACATGGGAAGATGTCCCCAGTCTTTATAGGGCAATCGCAAGATTTGGGAGAAAAATCGAGTTAACCAAAGAGGATTCAGATAGAAAAAGAGCTAAACAAAACAAACGAGAATATAAAAAACTTATAAAGGAAACTTGGGAACTAATTGAGGTCTTAGAGAAAGAACACGGGGGGATGTTTTAAAATGGAAAAATATTTAACAAAAGAAGGGAAAGTTCATGAAGGAGAAATCATAACTTGTCCAAAACATCCTATTAATCATAGGACTAAACCACAAGACTATATTACTGAAAATCCTAAACTAAAATATCGTAAAGCTACTTGTTACAGATGTTATGGAGAAGGATATCTCAATAATAAAGCATGGTTTGATAATTGGGGAACAGAGATTGATGGTAAAGAAGTTGGAATTTGTTTTGCTTGTGATGGAAACAAATGGGTCCCAGAAAGAATTTATACTGAAAAACAATTTGCTTCTTTTGACAAAGCTCGAAAAAAACGAGAAGAAAAAGCTGAAGCAAAACGAGAAGTATATATATTGGAAAAGAAAATTAAAGAAACCAAAAAAAGACTTAAAAGGGAAAGAAATTTTAGAAAAGCCAAATCTCAAAGAGAAAGACATTCAGAAAGATTTAATAAATGGTTTAATCTTAAAACTTTTGAAGATTCCAACAAAGAATCAGTCAAAGATATTTCTGGCAGGGTAGTTAATAAAAAACACATTGAAGATTATGGTTACTCTTTTGATGTTTATTTGTTTTTGGGAGATGATGGTTTTATGTATAGCTTTTCATCTGCTTCTGAAAAGGTAGAATCGTCTTGGGATTATTCTAATAAGTTTTATTGGCCATATTTATCAGATTGGGAAATAGAGAATAGAGATAAATGTAAAAAAATTACAATCTCTGGCAACATTGAAGATAAAGGAAAATGGAATGTTGCAATGATTGATAAAAAGAAAACTGAATCATCTGGTGGTTGGGGAAAAAAATGGAACTGTGATGTTCCAGTAGTAAACCTTAAAAAGTTAAAAGTCAAATACTATAAAGGAGAAACCAAATGAAACTTTTAAAACTTATACAAGAAACAAAAGAGATAGCAGTAACACCGAATCCTGAACATTTGGAAGATGGAATTCCAGAATCCTTAGAATTCAAAAAGACAATGATTAAAATTGCAATGACATTTCCAGTTTTCTCATTTGGCAATCTCCATTCTCAAACATTATTCGATTTACAACAATCGAGAATAAAAAACAAAGAAGGAAGGGATATAACTTATCAACTACCATATAGTGATTTTATCATTCATTTCCAAAGTGAAACTGGAGTAAGGGATATATTTCAAATAGTATCTTTTAATGGTATAGATACGGGAATTGAAAAAATAATGAATTCAGAAATTCAACATCTGGATGATTTCGGATTCACATATAGGTGGGCTTTTGATAACAGGTATCCCAACAAGGCATATATAGATAGCCATTTTCTCGGATTCGAAGAAAGTGGACAATTATATAGAAGTGATAGAGCAATATCACCAACCCTTTCATTCGAAGAAAAATATCATCCAATAGATTATGAGGAAATGACCGAAGGGGAAGAATTTGAATATAATTTGATATTTGATTTCTTATTTATTATGAATAATGAAAAAATGGCACAAGAAATTAAAACAATACAACCAACTCCAAAAGAAATGAAGATAGCAACGAAGAAAAGAAAGCTACCACCAATTAGTTACAAAACACTTGATTTAAATGTATGGAAAGAAGATTCAATTAAAACTGGATATAAATTTCCAAATAGACAGAAACCATCCGAACATCTAAGACGAGGACATATTCGAAGATATAAAACAGGAGTTACTATAAATATCAAACCCCAAACTATAAACGAAGGTAGCGATAGAAAGACAATTAAGGATTACAAAATAAACACATTACAAAATAAACACATTATAAGGAGAAGATGATGATAATTAGAAGCATGATAGACAAATATAATTGTCTTACCGAATATGAGCTAAAATTTACTAGGCAATATTTAAAGGAAAGGGGAGTAAGAATCGAAGGTCAATGTAAGAGGTGTTATGGCACAGGATTTTGGTACTCACTTTCTACTGACGAAGATGCTGACGCAGAGCCATGTGATGATTGCGATATTTTTTCTGCAAAACTTGGAGTAGATTATGCCAGATTTATAAAACAAGCATGGAAGGATTTACCTAAAAAGGTAAAACTTCAAAAAATAAAATCTAAAATAAAGGAGAAACAAAATGGGAATTGTTATTAACAAAAATAGGCAACATATAGTTATAGACAATGTAGAGCTGGTGGGATTAAAAGAAATCCTACAGAATCATAAATTTTTAATGGAACAAAATCCCGATTTTTTTCCAGATGATTATGATTTTCAATTAGAGATTGTCAAATATTGGCTAGATAAATTTAAGCCGAGCTTTAATCAGGCAAAAATCAATCTTGATAATGGATTTAGAGAATCAGATTGTCCATTACGAGTTGTATATTAATGTTAAATTTTACAAAAAAAGACAAAACAGGTGGCGACTAAACGCTAGGAGGACAACGATATGGGTATGGATGTATATGGTAAAAATCCAACAAGTAAAAATGGCGAGTATCTTCGACAAAGTGTTTGGGGATGGCGACCTCTTTGGAATTATGCCTGTGATATTGGAAAACTTGATGAAACACTTAGGAAACATGGACATTGTAATGATGGAGCAGGACTTGAAACACAAGAGGAGTGCGACAAGTTAGCCAATATCCTACAAGAGCATATTGATTCAGGACATTGTAAGGCTTATGAAGAAAGATATTTAGAGGAAAAAGCAAAAGCTGATATCTGGAACAATCATATTTACGCTTTACAAAGTTTACTTAGAGAGTATGCAAACAAAGAAGCCGGTAAAGAAAATGTAGCTCCAGTTGATTACAATAAACATCATAGAGAGCTATGGGATAAAACTCAAAACTTAGAGAATAATCTCCCTAAATATCCATTTAGCGAAGCATATATAAAAGAGTTTATATTATTTCTTCGTGATTGTGGTGGCTTTTCAATTCGTTAATATTGCTTTACAATATTGACAAAATAATCTAAAATAAAAAAACAATGACCTGAGTAAGTCTTAAAACTACTCGAGGAGAGAAACTATGCCAGAAAAAGCACAAACATCTAACCATGTTTATGAAGGCACGATTTCCAAAACAAGTCCTTATGGATTTCAATTAGAAGAAATTTCCGACCAAGACAAATGGTTGAATTATGGAAAGTTTTATGAAGGAAGTAAGGATTGGAAAGAGGGCGATAAGGTTAAAGTAGATATTCAGGAAAGAAATACTGGGGATAAAACTTACTTTAACATTAAAGAAATTACACATCTCAATGGCAGCGTAAAATCCATTGAAGGAACTATTGGAGCTGAATCAGAGTTTCCAGATAGACAAATCCTTATTGTAAGGCAATCATCTTGGGATAGGGCGATTGCTTATGCTAATGGAAATAAAATGAAAGACCTAGACCATATTCGAGAAGTTGCTCATTTTATTGAAAAAGACATCTTCAGACCAGAGAAGTTTAAAGATGATATACCCTTTTAATGCTCCCAGAGGCGTTTTAAGGCATCATTTGGGCACTTTAAGGACAAAGTAATGGTTTTATATCTTATTGTGCAAAGGAGGGCATAAATGGAAGAAAAACCGAATTATTATGCAGTTTTACCAGCAAAGGTTAGGTACGACAAGTCTATCTCGCATTTTAGTAAGTTATTGTTTGCCGAAGTTGTAGCTTTGTCTAACAAAGAAGGGCATTGTTGGGCTACTAATTCTTATTTTGCAAAATGCTATGACATAACCAAAGAGACTGTGAGCAGAGCAGTATCGGCTTTACAGGAAGCTGGATATATTACAGTTAACTTTGAATATGAAGGCAAAGAAATAAAAAAACGAATTATCAATATCAACCCTATTGATAAAAAAGTCATTAGGGGTATTGACGAAAATATCAACAGGGGTATTGACGAAAAAGGCAAAGATAATACTATAAATAATAATACTATAAATAATAATAATACTCGTGTGAAAGAACAATTTGAGATTTTTTGGAAAAACATTAAGGGTAGAAAAATCAACAAGAAAAGAGCATGGAATTATTATTGTAAAATTGAAACTAATTTAGATGATTTACAATTAGCTCAAAAATATAATGCCTTAATTGATAATACAAAAGATTTAAAATTTGTTCCACATCCTGAAAGATGGTTGAGGGATGAAAGATGGAATGATGAAGAACATACACATTCTAATCATTTTGGAACACAACCAGTTTTTAGAGATAACGAAGGTTATATTATTTCTAAAGAAGAATTTGAAAAAGCACAGGAGCTAAGATGACATTTAGTCAAATAGAAAATTTGAATATTTTAGATATGGACGCACATCTTAAAGCTAAAGGATTAAAAACCCTCTTACAAGATATGCAAAAATTCAAAAGCGACTATCCAAGATGTTATGAAAGGTTAAACATTTTAGTCGATAAACAAAACAAATCTGTGTCTAAAAGATTACTTAAAAATAATCTTATTTATAGCTTTAAAGGAGAAAAATAATGGCAGAAACAAATAAATTAATTTTAACGATTCATCAATATGTGGAGCAACTTAAAACTATAAATATCTCTATATTAAAAGACAGATTAGAAAGAGGAAATATCTTAAAGAGGATAAAGGAAAATAAATCCTATGTTGGTTATGATTCATATTGTGATACATGGAACTCCTTTTTAGAGGCAATTAATGTCAACCGAGAAACTGCTAGACAAGACATGGAAATCTATGACCAATTCAGTTTTTATCTTTTAGGAAAATTAGAATGGCTAGAGCAATGTTCCTATGAAAGATTGGTAAGACTGCTGCCAATAGCAAAACAAGAGCCACAAATGAAAACAGAATTAATTGATATGGCAGTTAGAAGTAATCGAGCAGATTTCGATAACAACATTCGAGAATTAAAAGGAATGGTTGCGACTGACACTTGCGATAGGCATTTTGAAAAAATAGTAATTTATGAAAAATGTTTGCATTGTAATGAATTCCGAAAGAAAGATTAGTTTGCAGATATATCTGCGAGGGAGTAGAATAGAAAAATGGAAATAGATAAAATTGTTAATGATTATTTTATTGAAGATAAATCTTATCGAGAGATTGGAGATTTGTATGGAGTATCAAAACAAGCAGTTCACGCATTTGTAAATAGAAACAAAAGAGAGTTTAGACAAACTGCAAACAAACTTTATCCAATATTGAATAAAGAAGGAATGGAACTCCACAAAAAAATCAAGATGAAAAGAAAGTTGGTCGGCCTATCCCAAGAAAAAATTGCAGAACAACTTGGAACTTCAAAGCAATATATTTGTGGTATTGAAAAAGGGAAAATAAAATCAGGAAATCATGTAACAATGATATGTGATTTGCTAGAAATTAACTAATATTATGAAGTTGTTTCTCGGAGATATGATTAGTCCAATAGATTGCGAACTAATCGACCACGAAGAACTACAAACAAAAGACACAAAAAACAAAAAAGAGTTCTGTGGACTTTATATTGCCGAAGAAAACAAGATATATCTATCAAATAATTATCCAAATATTCCCACTTTGGATGTTCTTCTCCATGAAATAAGTCATGTTCTGATTGGAGATATGACTGTGTATAAATCAGAAGAACAAAAAGCAGATATGTTGGCAATTAGATTGAAGAAGTTGCTTCAACAAAAAAAGAAGATATATGTATTTACCAAATGAAGATTATATAAAATCCTATTCTTTGGATTATTTGGATTATGTTAGGAAACAAAACTGTTGTGTAACTGGACAACAAATGCCTGACGTGCATCACCTAGAGGCGATTGGAACGAGGGGAGGAAGGAAAGAGCCAAACCAAAGACATTTCTCAGCGATTCCACTTTGTAGAGATTTACACATAGAAGTACACCAAATAGGACTGCATAAATTTCAAGAAAAACACAATATCCAATTATGGAAAGAGGCATATTATTATGTTGCTAAATGGTTACTAATAAAAATGGACAAAGCTGAAATAAAGCCAAATATTGAAGAATATGATGATAAGGTATAAAACCATTAGAAAGATATTAAAAGAGCCTATATATAGCTTAAAATCAATTTAAAGGCTATATATGGAGTATGATATGGGTATAATAACTGAAATAGGAATAATGAATATTTTTTTATATACAGCATTTGTATTCTTATTTAGATTTGTATTTAAAAATTAACACAAAGGAGCAAATAAATGGATATCATACTAGAAGATATAGACAAGCTGATTCCTTATGCTAGGAATCCTAGAAAAAACCAAGCAATAGACAAAGTTGCAGCCTCGATAAGAGAATTTGGATTTAGACAACCGATTGTGGTTGATAAAAGACTCACGATTATAGCTGGTCATACAAGATACGAAGCAAGTAAAAAATTAGGTCTTAAAAAAGTTCCAATTCATATAGCAAAAGAATTAACACCAGTTCAAATACAAGCATATAGAATTGCTGATAATAAAGTAGCAGAAGAAAGTCAATGGGATTATCCCTTATTAAATTTAGAATTTGGAGATTTATTGGATATGAATTATGACTTAGAACTTTTAGGATTTGATAAAAATGAATTAGAAAGTTATTTAACTTATAGTGGTCAATCTAAAGAATCCAAAGAACTAGATACAAGTACCTTTGAAAAATTTAAACATCAATGTCCAAAATGTAAGTTTGAATTTAATGAATAATAAATGGTTTCTTAAAGAACTTAAAGATATAAAAAAAAACAATTTAAATGTTTTTAGTTGTTTCTCTGCAGGAGGAGGCTCATCTTTAGGTTATAAATTAGCAGGATATAATGTTTTGGGTGGAGTTGAAATAGATAGTAAAATGATGAATTTATATAAAAAAAATATAAAATCTCAGTTTACATATTTAATGGGAGTAGAAGATTTTAATAAGATTTCAAATAAAAAGTTACCACAAGAATTGTTTAATTTAGATATTTTAGATGGCTCTCCACCATGTTCTAGTTTTTCAATTTCTGGTAAAAGAGAAGAAACTTGGGGAATTAAAAAGAAATTTAATGAAGGTCAAGTAGCTCAATATTTAGATGACCTATTTTTTAAATTTATTGATACAGTTCGAAAATTACAACCTAAAATTGTTATTGCAGAAAATGTAGAAGGTCTATTATTAGGAAAAGCACAAGGTTTTGTTAAACTTATTTTAGAAAGATTTAAAAAAGAAGGATATGATTGCCAAATATTTTTAATAAATGCCATTGATTGTAATGTACCACAAACCCGAAAAAGAGTTTTCTTTATTGCTAATAATCAAAAATTTAAACCCTTAATTTTAAAATTAAATCACAAAGCAAATATATTAGGTGAAGCCTTAAAAGATATATCAAATAAAAATGCCAAATTATTAAATAAAGATTCTTTGGCATATTCATTATGGAATCAAACATTACCGGGATATAGTTTTTCTAAATATCATATAAAAGGCAATTTTTTCAATTCCTCAAAATTATCTCCACATCGTTATTCTCCCACAATAACAGCGTCAGCTGGTGCCAAATTTTGTCATTGGGATTCTCCTCGATTACTAAGCAAAGATGAAATGTGTATTATACAAAGTTTTCCTTTAGATTATGATTTTGAAAATGTTTCATTTCAATATGTTCTAGGAATGTCAGTGCCACCTTTTATGCTCAAAAGTTTAAGTGAATTAATTTATGAACAATGGTATAATAAATAGCTTATGAAAGTATCTCACGAACAATTACTAAAAATCATTAAACAAACCGGTGGAATTGTCAGGAATATATGTGAAGCCACTAAAATTTCAAGACAAGCATTTTATCAAAGACTTCATAAAAGTGAAGAATTACAACAAGCATTAGCAGATGCAAGAGAAGAAATAATAGATTTCTGTGAACAAAAATTAGTCGAACTTGTAAAAGCTGGAGAAAAAAATGCTATTTTCTTTTTACTTAAAACCTTAGGAAAGAGTCGTGGATACATAGAGAAACAAGAAATAGAAAATACGAATAAAACAATAAATATAATTGAAGTTCCAGAATTGAGTGCCTATGAGCCAACCATTGAAGATATCCAAGAAAAACACTAATGTTATTTGGAGACCCACTAAAAGACAATTAGAGTTCCTAAAAGCTGGAGCATTATTCGAAGTAGCCTATCTTGGTGGAGCAGGGTCAGGTAAATCTACAGTCTTGCTTATTGATGCTTGTAGGCAAATGAAATATAAAGATGCCACAGCAGTAATTTTCAGAAGAACAAGTCCAGAACTAAAACAGCTAATTGATTACAGTTATAAATTATATAGACCCCTAGGAGCTGAATTTAAAGTGCAGGGAAGTTATTGGCAATTCCCGAATGGTGGAAAGATATATTTTTCTCACATGGAACAAAACAAAGACAAATGGAAATGGGATGGAGTTGAGATTACTTCGGGAGTTTACTTTGATGAAATAACTCATTTTCAAGAAGATATGTATTTGTATTTACATTCCAGATGTCGAACAACCAATCCAAAACTAATTCCTCGCATAAGATGTTCTGGCTCTCCAATCGGACAATACATTGATTGGGTAAGACAAAGATTTATTAATAACGGAGCTTACAACATCATTGAAGATAAAGAATCAAAACTGAAACGATTATTTATCCCAGCGACCTTAGAAGATAATCCTTATTTGCTCAAATATGACCCAAACTATGAAGCACGATTAAAAACGCAAGGCAACAAATTGTATCAAGCATTACGATTCGGAGATTGGACACAAATCGAAGGCAATATGTTTTCACAATTAGGCGAACATCATTTGATAGAATCTTATGTTCCATCATCTTCCGATATTATTATCCGAGCTTTTGATTGGGGATTTACAGCTCCATTTGCAACCATCTGGATTGCAGAGAACTCTGCAACAAAAGACTTAATAGTATTTAAAGAATGGATTGGAACAAAGGACGGCACAAATAAAGGATTGATGATGTCAGCAAATGTCGTAGCAAAGACTATAAAAGAGATAGAAAAAACCCACAACATTGACCCAACTTATGCTCCAAGCGACCCCTCTATGTGGGGTAGACAAAATACAGGGGATTCAATAGGACAGATATTCGAGGGTGAATTATTGATGCACAAAGCAAACAATGACAGGATTTCAGGAACACAACAATTGCACATGAGATTAAACATTGATGACACAATACAGAAACCACGATTATTTATAACAAAAGATTGTCCGATAACTTATCAAACACTTCAAGCAGTTGCAGTTGATAGAAGAAACCCAGAAGCATACGACACTTCAGGGTTTGACCACGCAGTTGACGCATTAAGATATGGAATAATGGAAAGACCTTTATATATAAAAGAAGAAGCAGCAGGAGAGGTACAGATGTTTGGAGATAGAGATACAATTCAACAACAATTTTAAAGATTTTTTTAAAAAAACTTTTAACATAAAATCCTTATAAACATTGCCTAATATGAATATTGCCAAAATAGTAGCAATTATTATGTTGACAAAGTTATATATAGTTACATAATATACTTATGATGATATTTAAGTTAAATTTAGTTTTAATTGACGCACAACAAGGACTGATTTTTATGAATCAAATTTACAACCTTGTTGCAAATATCATCTAGGAGAAACAAATGAGTATAAAAATCTCAAACAATACAATCAAGATGGACAACGCAGAAGATAAGGCAATTGTTCAAGAGCAGATAATGAAAGTGGCTCAAGAAATAGACCACATTGTTTGTTGTGATAAACCTGATTCACATGAGCAATTTGAACTTGATATGAGTTTTCTTATGCAAGTTATAAAGTTGCGTGTTACAAATCCTTTGCCATAAGTCTGAAAAATTTTGAGTTTGCTGGTATCTCATTAACAAAAAAAACCAGCAAGGAGAATATTATGAAAGAAGAAGTAATTTTAGTAAAACCTACTGATAATGAAATCCCACTTGGCTACGATTTATGTATATCCGAGTTTGATTTTAATATTGAAAAGGTAAAAGAAAAAGCACTTGTACTAAATGGATTTGATGAAGTCGCTCTTGGTTTATTCGAAGAAGATTTTCAAAATTCTGTTTATGTGTTTGTGAAAAGTTAAAATTATATGACCTGAACAAGTCATAAAACTGTTCAAGGAGAATATTATGACTAAACAAGAAAAAAAATTTAGAGAGCATTTTAACTCTGAAGATATTCAAGAACAAATGGAAAGACTTGACAAGGCAGGAGTTTCTGCTGTTCAAAGAGCAACTTCAATCATGGCTCTTAGAAGAATACACAAAAATGTAATTTTTGGTCAAGATGGAAAACCATTTGAAGAAGCTATGGTCGATAGATTCTTACATCATGTAGATGTAGTTATCAAAGAAATGCAGGTGGGCTAACTTGACAAAACTTGACACCATTCGACTATCTAAATCGGATATGTTAAAGTTTCAATAACACTTCTAAGCAACTTGGGTAGGGAAGTAACTCTTTTGATAAAAAATTGTTTCTCCAACTTTCCTATCCTTTTTTCTATTGTTAAAAAATATATTGTGATATATAATCTTTTAAATGGCTATCATAGATTCGACTGGTAAACAATACCAAACAAATAATTCCGAATTAAAACCAGATATGGGAGAACTGGCTAGTGCTGGATATGACCTTTATGGCTCAGGCAAGATAATGTCATACAATCCAGACAGCTTAATTGGTCGAAAAGGATTTGATATTTATGACCAGATGAGAATTGATGACCAAGTCAAAGCATGTTTAACATTAAAGAAGTTTGCTACATTAGCTCCAAGCTACCAGATAATTCCAGTATCCAATGACGAGCAAGACGAAGAAGTAGCAGATTATGTTCGATACTGCATGGACAAGATTGATGGCAACATTATAGATGCTCTATTAGAAATCCTTACAGCACTAGATTATGGATTCTCAATCACAGAGATTAATTACAAAACATTTCAAGCAGGAGTACACAAAGGTAAGATAGGACTAAAGAATCTTAAAACAAAGCAACCACATTATTATAGTTTTGAAGTGGACAAATTTGGCAATTTAACAAAAAAGGGAATCATCTCTACTCTTGGGTCGGTAGAAACAAGTTATCCAATCAGTAAGTTTTTAATATTTAGCTATCAAAAGGAGTTCAGCAATTGGTATGGAACTTCAGATTTAAGACCAGCATATCGAGGTTACTGGTCTAAGGATGTGCTAATAAAGATGTGGAATATCTATTTAGAACGATTTGCTAATCCAACAGTTATTGGTAAATATAAATCAAATGACCCAACATCCAGAACTAATCTCAGAAGTATCCTAGACAATCTAACAGCTAAGACTTCCATAACTCATAGATTAGATGAGTTTGATATCCAGTTCTTAGAGTCCACAAGAAACGCAACAGGAGATTTTAAGGATGCGTTGGATTTTAATAATAAAGCTATCGCTAGGTCAATCTTAATTCCTGATAGATTGATGGCAGCAGGAGATACTGGAGCTTATTCACAAGCCAAGATTCACTTTGATGTGTTCTTATGGGTAATCCAAAAGCTAAGACAAGATATTGCAGATACAGTAATGAATGAACAATTGATTAAAAGATTGGTTGCTTATAATTATTCAAATGTGACAGAGCTTCCAAAGTTTACTTTTAATCCAATGACTGATGACCAGAAACAAGCTCTCAATACAATGTTTATTACAGCAGTCGAGAAAGGTGTTATCGTTCCAACTCTTGAAGATGAAAACATCCTGAGAGAGCATCTTAGTTTTCCAGCTAAAGATTTATCTCCAGATAAACCAGAAGAAGAAATCACAGAAGAAGTAGATATTGATGTTGTGGAAGAAGTTGCTGAGAATAAGAAATTTGAAAAATTAAAGAATGAAGAATTAGAAAAGGATAATCCATTTGCTGACCCATTTGATAAGAATAAGACTAAAGTACCAAGACGACCAAAGAATAGAGCAGAAAAAAGGGTGGACTTTAAAGCTGTTAACAATGCAATAGACAAGTTAGAGATACAATTCTTAGATAATATTAGAACAGTAATGAACAAACAAATGGAATCAGTTATTACTTATATTACCAATAAGATGAATCAAGATAAGTTTGACTTTACAGCGATTGAAAACCTAGACCTTAAATATAAAGGAGATTTATCTAAAGTATTTGAGAAAGGATATCAGGATGCTTTTGATGTTGGCAAAGAACAAGCAAAGGATTCTTTGCCTAAAAGATTTCTTAAAACTAAGATTGGAGAAGGAATAAGAGCTACGGGATTTGAGAGATTTTTTAAGTCTAAAGCTAGGTTGGATGTAAAGAGAATATCAGCAACCCTTAATAATAATTTAATGACTACATTGCTTGATAGCATTGTTAAAGGTCATTCTATTCCACAAACCACACTACAAATACAGGGAGCATTTAATCCTTATGTTGCAGATGGCTCTGAGATAGAAGTTACAAGAACGGGAAAAGCCAAATTGGTTACAGATTACAGAGCTACAACTCTGGTAAGAACAGCAACCCTTGGAGCTTACAACTATGGTAGAAGGGAAATTGGAGAAGATAAAGATGTAAAAGACTTTATGATTGGGTATCAAGTTTCTTCTATATTAGATGAACGAACAACAGAAGTATGTGAGTTGGTTGCAGAATATGAGCCAACAATTAAAGTAGAAAATATTGGAATGATAAATGAATTAACACCACCGCTACATTTCAACTGCAGGTCAATCCTTGTATTCCTCACAAAAGATGACCAACCGATACAATGGTCAAGTGATGCAATACTTTCAGAGATTATTGACATGAGTGGAATGACAGAATGACAATCGTTCAATCAATCTCCACACTAGAACAAGCCAAAAACTTTTTTGCAACAATGATAAAAACCGAAGCTAGGTGTTTGACTTGTAGCAAATTATTAGCTAAATTTAACAGTAATGGACTACTCGCTTGTGAGATTAAATGTCCTCGTTGTGGGAACATAAATAATTTCTAGGCAAGTCCATGCCGAAGTTCAAGAAACTCCATAAAAATAGGATAGATATGTCTAAGATAAACGAAGAAAAAACTTATGCTGATAAAGTAAATTCTGCTGGTTTAAAATTTGCTATGAGCTTACTTAAATCTGGCGAGATTGATTATAAATCAGATTGGTCTTTTGATGCTGGAGATGGCAATAAAATGCTAGGAGCTGATGGCGACAACTGGGATGAATATTCTAAATATCATTTAGGTATTAACTCAGATGCAGAGCCAGATACTAAAGCATATTACGCATTTCCATTTGGTAAAGATGGAAGGGTTTATGCTTCAGCAATCCGAGCAATAAGGTCAAGAGCAGGACAGAATAAGGATACAGAAATCTTAGAAGCATCTGCTCCAATGATGGAGCTAATACAAGAGAAGGAGAGTGATATGGCAGAAGATAAGAAGATAGATGAGGACGCATTAGAAGCAACACCTCAAGAAGATGAGCAGGGATATGAAGCTGAAGATGTATTTGAAACATCCGAAGAAGCTGAAGTCCGAGCCAAAGAAATGGGTGGCAAAGGACATCACGAAATGACAATCAAAGTGGAAGAAAAAGAAGAAACAAGATTTATGCCATTTGATACTCATGAAGAATATCTAACAGCAAAAGAAAAAATTAAAGCTGAAATGGAGAAAGAGCCAGAACAAGAAGTCGAAGTAGAAGATAAAGTTAAGATAAAGGAAAACGCAATCAGTCAAACATTTAACCTTGATGGAATAGAAATCTTTTCAACTGGTGTATGGAATGGAGATAAATATACAACCAAAGACCTAGAAGCTATGGTTTCTAACTTTGATAAAACAGGATTCCAACCACCACTTAAATTAGGACATAACGAGGAACAACCAGAAATGAAAGATGGAGAGCCATCTCTTGGTTATGTTGATAAGATATATCAAACAGGAAGTAAATTACTCGCTAACTTCAAAGAGCTTCCAAAGAAAGTCTATGAAGCTATTAAGCGAGGTAATTATAAAAGAGTTAGTTCTGAGATTTATTGGAACTACAAAAGCAATAACCAAGTTCTCGATAGAGTCCTGAAGGCAGTTGCATTACTTGGCACAGAAATCCCAGCGATAACAAATCTTGAAGCAATTGAAGGTTTATATGTTAAAGCAACGGGAGAAGGCATTGTCAAGAAACACTATCAAGAAAAGGAGAGTGAGCTTATGATAGAAAGCGAACAAGGAAAAGGTATATCCTTTAAAGAATACCAAGACCTTCAAGACAAATTAAAAACTTTAGAAGCCGACAAAACTAAAGCGATTGAACAACTTGAAGAATCTAAGAAAGAACAAAAAGCTGCAGAGATAAGTAAGTTCATTCAAGAAAACAAGGAATCGGGTAAGATTCTCCCTGTATTCGAGAAAGAACTTGAAGTCTTGATGCAATCTGCTACCGAGAAAAAGGTCTATAGTTATACTGAGGAAGAAAAAACTGTTGAATTATCCCAATTTGAATTAGTAGAAAAGATAGTCAAATCATTTCCTAAGATGGTGGAATTTGAAGAAATTTCAACTGAAGGCGATTATGTGGTTGATAGACAACCTTATACAAAAGCTGGAGATGAGATTGACAGACGAGCCAAACTTTTTATATCAAAAGGTAAAGCTAAAAAATACTCAGAGGCATTAGAGTTAGTCTTGAAAGAAGATAAACAGCTAAGAGATGAGTATTATGAAAATCAATAAAAGGAGAGTATAAAACAATGGCACAAAGACAATATATAACAATGATAGCCAATGAAGACTTATCAACAAGCCAATATAAAATGGTATATGTAGATGGCGATAATGGAGTCAAGCTTAGAGTTGCTGCTGGAGCTGGACTTTTGGGGATAGTACAAAACAAACCTCAAAGTGGCGAACACGCAACAATAGTTTGGAATGGTTTGTCCAGATGTTCAGCAGGAGCAACAATTACTGCTGGAAGTTGGATAACTGTAACTGCATCTGGAACTGCTGTCGCTGCAACAAGTAGCGATTATATCGTAGGCAAAGCCATAACAGGTGTTGCAAGTGGAAGTTTATTCCAATTGTTAGTTGAAAGTGGTGGCTATAAACCATAATAAAAATTTAAACAAGGAAGGTAAAATTCAATGGGAATAACAGCAAGAGATGTACACATAGATAGACCATTATCCAATCTAGTATTGGGTTTCGAGCCACACAGTACGATTGTACAAGATTTTTTGCCTATAGTTGATGTAAAAAAACAAAGCGACCTTTATTTCAAATATGATAAAGGAAACTTTTTTAGAATCCCTAGCACAACTGCTAGAGCGCCAAAGACTAAAGGCAGAGTTGTTAACTTTAATGTATCAAGCGAATCCTATTATGCAAATAATTACGCATTAGTAGATGAGATTAGTTATGAAACATTAGCCAATGAAGATAAGCCACTTGCAATCAAAGAGAAATCTGCTCGATTTGTCCACAACTTACTTATGTTGGACATGGAGAATCGTGTAGCTAATCAGATAACAAGTGGAAGTAATCTTGGCTCTTATGCTGCTGTATCTTCATTATGGTCAGATGGAACTGCTGGAAATAGCGACCCGTTTGGCGATATTGAAACAGCTAAAGAAGCAGTAAGAAGTACGACTGGATATGACCCAAATTACATCATATTTGGTCGAACAGTTTACAATTCGCTAATCAACCATGCAGATATTATAGACCGAATCAAATATGTCCAAAAAGGAGTCGTTACTAGAGATTTACTCGCATCATTATTTGATGTGGAAGTTGTCTTAATTGGTAACGCAATTAAAAATACAGCCGAAGAAGGACAATCAGATTCGTTTAGCGATATCTGGGGTAAGAATACAATCGTTGGAAAGTTTGCTCCACCTAATACAGATGGACGTGACCCTAGCTTAATGTATGGCTTCAGATGGACTAACCCAATGTTCGGCACACCATTTAGTGCTGAAGTTTGGGATGACCCTGACCATTCTGCATTTACCAATGTTCGAGTTGGCTATTATCAAGACGAGAAAATAGCTGCATCAGAACTTGGTTATTTGTGGACAGATTGTGTAGCTTAACAGCTAAATCAATAAGAGAGAGGATGGAGTAATTTGTCCTCTCTTTTTTTACTACCATAAAATATAATTAATGGTAGTTATATTTACAGGGAGATAATTTAATTTATCTGACGGAGAAAGCTAAGAGATTAGCACTACCCTGTTGCATTAATAATTAAATTAAGTACAATAAAAAAACAGATAGCCATGAGTTGCAACTTAGATATAGCCATCTTCTGTGGTGGCATGGAAATAGACCCAAACACAATTAAAACTAAATCATTAGGTGGTAGTGAAACTGCTGGAATTAGCATGGCTCATGCTCTAGCCAAACTTGGACATAAAGTTATCCTCTTTTGTAATACTAAAGACCCAACAGAAATTGAAGGTGTAAAATATATGCCATTGGAATTTTATGATGGATATGTAATTAATTGTCCTCATGATGTCCATATTGTTCAGAGAATACCAGAGGTATTGCACAAAAGGATTAACTCAAAATTGAATATTCTTTGGCAACATGATGTAGCTTTAAAAAGAGGTCGGACAGATTTTCATGGAGCATTGTGGCAAATAGACAAAGTCTTTTGTATGAGCCAATGGCAGATTAATCAATATAAAGATATTATGAATATTGATGAAGATGATTTATTTCTTAAAACAACAAATGGAATTAAATTGCCAACAGATGATGTATTAACAAGAGAGAGGAATCCAAAACAATTAGTCTTTACTAACCGACCAGAAAGAGGTATGGACACATTGTTATTTGACATTTGTCCTAAAATATGGGCTAGAGATAAAGATATAGAAATTGTTATTGCAGGGTACGACAATACGACTGAACAGATGAAGCCATTTTATGATAAATTGACTTCCAAGATTATAGAATACCAAAAAAAAGGATTTAAAATTAACCATGTTGGAGCATTAAATAAAACGGATTTATATGAGTTATATAAGACTGCAAAGCTCTTTGTTTATCCAACTAAGTTTTGGGAGATAAGTTGCATTACAGCAATGGAAACACAGATGTGTGGATTGCCAATGATTACATCACATCTCGCTGCCCTACCAGAAACCCTACATCAAAATGCTGGGATTATGATTAAGGGAGATGCAAAGAGCCGAAGCTATCAAGATAAATTTGTGAAAGCTATCTTTGAACTATTAGAAAATGACAAAAGATATGAAGCAATGCAACAAGCTGGAATATCAAATGCAAAACAATATGATTGGGATAATGTAGCTCAACAATGGAATGATTATTTCTTCCAAGAATTTAAAAATAAAACTGCCAATAGGCAATCATTATATAAACATCTTTATGAAAAAGAGGACATAATGACTCTTAGACATCTAGTGGATTCTGTTGATGTGGATACAGAATGGAGTAATAAAATCCATACGGAATATCCTTATATTGAAAACCGACAGAAGTATAGAAAGAAATATCAACAATTAGGAAAAGAGTATGCTGAAAAAGAAACTAATTTTGAATTAAGAAACTATGGAAGATTAGATGTAGCTTTCTCAGAAATACAAAATTGGATAGCTCAGAATCAAATTAAAGTACCAAAAGTCCTAGATTTTGCTTCAGGGATAGGTAACGAAGCAATTATCATGGCAAAGTCGTTTAATGCAAAAGTAACTGCTGTAAATATATCTCCAGAAGAAAATGAATTAGTCCATAAGATGATTAGCAAATATGGAAAGGACACAGATATATCTGTAATTGAAGCAGATAGTGGAGATAAGTTAGACAAAGATTATGACATTCTATTCTTAGGAGAAATATTAGAACATCAACCTTATCCAGATAAGTTTTTAGATAAGATGGAACAGAATGTTAGGGATGATGGCTTAATCGTCATCACAGTTCCTTATGGAATGTGGGATGATATAAGAAAAGCACATCTTTGGAATTTTGAAAGAATGGATTTCGTTTCACTTTTAAGTGAGAAAAAAGAAATGACTATTAAGATGCTCTCTGGTGGCATGAATAATGAAAAGAAAGAAGTATTAGGATGGTGGATTGTTACCTATAAAAAGAATGGCAACCCTTGTAAGCCAATAGATTTGGAAAGGAAGATTAATATACAATCGCCAAAGCAATCAGTTTCAGCTTGTTTGATTACACTTAATGCTGAATCACAATTGCACAGATGTTTGAAATCAGTACAACCAATAGTAGATGAAATAATAATTGCAGATAACGGAAGCACAGATTCTACTTTAGAAATTGCAAAACAATATAATGCGAAAATAATTGAATGTAAAAAAGCAACAGAGATAGGTTTTGATTCAGCAAGAAATATATCAATAGCAGATGCAAAATCAGAATGGATATTGTGGATAGATTCAGATGAGGAGCTATTAAAATCTTCAAATATAAGAAAATATCTTAGAAATAATTACTATAAAGGGTATTCAATAAAGCAACACCACTTTTCTACGGATGCTGGAGCAATGAAAATAGATATGCCAGTTAGATTATTTAGAAATAACAGAGGTGTTAAATTCTTAGGTCATGTTCACGAACATCCAGAGGTTGGAATTAACGAAGGAGTAGGAGCATCAACAATTCTTTCAGATGTAGATATTGCACATGATGGATACCTCACAGAAGATATAAGACGAGATAGATTTAAAAGAAATATTGATTTGATGTTAATAGACAGAGAAAAAAATCCAAATCGCCTATTAGGTAAATTTTTAATTATAAGAGATTGGGTACACATAGCCAGATATGAAATAGAAAACAACAGAGGTATGCCAACAGAGGTAGCAATTAAATGTTGTGAACAAGCAACAGAAATGTTTAGAAAAGAATTTTTAGAGGATAACAATTTATATAAAGATGAAGCACTAATGTTTTATTCCGAAGCATTAACAATCTTAGGACAAGGATTAGAATATAGATTTAACATTAATGCAGGATTAGAAAAAACAATGCCACAAAGAACTGATACGATTGGAAGATTTAAAGATGACGAAGAATTTTCCAAGTATATTTCAACTAAAATAAAAGTATTCTCCGAAGCATATACTGGCGATTTTGCTTAAAAAAAATACTTCATAAAACCCTTGTAAACACTAGACAATCTAATATCTTTAATATTTATAGTTGACAGAGTTACTACATAGTATATAATTATAATATGAAGTTAAGAAAGGAGAAAAAAGAAATGGAGAAAAAGGCGAAGGAGTTTTTTGAAGATAATGGTCTCTTTGGAGAATTGCTTGGACTTTACTCTCCTCATTTCTCTACTGCTGATATGACTGCTAGTTACAAAGAATTTGAAAAGATTTATAATGAGGAATTTAGAGGAATTCCTGCTGAAATGAGAACGCAAAACTGGCTTGACGACTTTGAAGATAAGGTCAATTTTGTGTTTGTTTGTTTTAGAGATTTCTTGGAGCAAGTGAGGAACAAAAACTATGACTTTGAAGTTAGCTCTAAGGTTGGATTTAAAGGTAGTTTGACCATAGATGATATACCTGAAGACATAGAGGAACAAGAAGAAGAATAATAATGAAATTTCATAGGCATAAGACAATATAAAAAAAGAGTTTCCAGCTTCTCATCAAAAAGCTGGAAGGAGAAATTTAATGTCAATAGATTACAAAGATTTAAAGAAGGGAGATAAACTTAAAACTACACAGCTAGTTGAGATTGGTGGCACAGAAGTAACTTCCATTTTACTAGAAAGTCCAAAACAAGGTAGAGGACTTAAATCTGTTTTGCTTATAGATACCAAAGGGTCAGAATGTGGATTCTTTGATGAAGCAGGAAGTGTTTATGCTTCAGATATTTCACAAGTGCAAAGAGATGGACAATGGTTTGAAGTTGCTAATCATCCTGAAGAATAAAAAAAATTAATGACCTGAGTATGTCATTTCCTAAACTGCTCAAAATTTTCAAACCTCATTGATTGGTATAAATAAAAACTTGTGATAAACTAAATTCTATGCCAAGTTATACCACAGTTCCAAAAGTCTTAGACCTTTATCCTCGTGTTGGAAGTATGAGTTCGGTTACATCTTCCAATATAGCTTTCTATATAGACCAAGCTGAGAACGAAGTAAATGGGTATTTAGCGAACAATTACACCTTACCATTTAGTTCAACGCCACCTTTAGTTGAAACTATCTCGACTGAGTATTCTCTGATTAAAATTCTTGAAAGGTTTTTTACTCAGGGAGTTAATAGCGAAAATAAATGGGTATCAGAAAGAAAGGAATATGTTAAGAACTTTCTCAATCAAATCAATTCAGGAACAGTAGCTCTTTATACAAACAGCTTAGATTTAATTGCTTATCAGGGAGATGATACAATCTACTCCAATACAATGAACTACAATCCAACCTTCACAATGCTTGATGAAACCTTACAGCAGATTGACCCAGATAGATTAGATGATGAGTTAGATGTTCTTGAAACTGAGGGATATAATCCGTACTACTAATGGGTACTCAATTTAAACTGTCCAGTAAAGGCGATAAACAAGTTAAAATTAAATTAAGTAAAATAGCAAAAGGGTTGCAAAATCCTAAACCTGTTTTGAAAAGAATCGGAATAAAATTGCTTATAGATATATTTTTATATTTTAGGCAAGAAGGTCAACAAGGTTATGGTGGAGAAAAGTGGGCAGATACTCAGTTCGGAGCAACAAATATTTTACAAGATACTGGAGTATTGAGAGGTAGTTTTACAAGGGAAATAAAAAGAAATAGTGTTGAAGTCGGCTCTCCAGTTGAATATTCTGAATATCATCAATTTGGAACAGATTATATTGCTGCAAGACAAATGCTTCCTCAGGAAAATAGAGCAACAAAAATAGCTAATGAACAAGTCGTGAAATATATTAATGAATTAAAAAGAAAGAAGGTATAATAAAATATGGCTACCTTAGATTATTTAGCAATAGAAAACGCAATCAAAGATTTGTTAGATGCAGATGGAGATACCTCTGCATATACTATTGAGGTTGAGCCATCAGAGCCAGTAAGAACTGATGCTTGTCCTTATGTAGCTATCTGGTTGAATTCTTGGGATAGTCCTGCTGATGATGAACTGATTGGTGGAGCTAATCCAATAAGAACTTTTTTAATTATTGAAATTTGGTGTTATGCTTTTTCATTAGAGAACTTAGATGGAGCTACTTTGCGAGATACAATGTTATCAAATGTAAAAGATGTCTTAAAAGCAAATAGAACTTTATCCGACAAGGTAGTTGTAACTAGGTTTGATGGTGGAGATTTCCAGAATCAAAAAAATACCGGTGGTCTAGGATTCTTTAAGGGAGTATCTATTAGAATCAATTGTGAGGTAAGAGAATAATGAAAATCAAATGGATAAAAAGTGGTTTAGAAATTGTTGGTATTGGTAAATCTCAATTTGGCAAAGAAGTTGATATAAATAAAGACATTGCTCAAAGCCTAATCAATCAAGGTATTGCAAAACTCTCAAAGACAAGTAAAATAAAATCTAACGACAAAAAAGAAAAGGAGTAAGTAATGGCGCAAGGCATAGGTGGATATTTAAGTGTAGAAAAACAAAGTGCATTTGGAACAGGCATTGAAAGTAGTCCTGTTTATATACCTTTTGTTTCAGAATCCTTAACACAAAACAAAGAACAGCTAATCAGCGAAGGTCTTACAGGCAAATATGACCAACCAGATGCCTACGAAGGCATAAATAATACAACAGGCGATATTGTATTTGAAGCACATCCAATAATAATTGGACAATTTTTAACAGGAGCAGTTGGTGCTGCAACTTCAACATTACAAACTTCTGCATATCTACATGAGTTCTTACCAAGACAAACTATGTTTGCAGATGATTGTGCATTAACTCCTTATACATTAATGATTTATAAAGATGTTGGAAGTGCTTATGCAGTTCTTGATGCTCAATTTCATACTTTGGCAATAGAATGTGTTGCTGGTCAAATTGCACAATGTACTGCAACTGTTCATGGCAGAGTAAATCAAAAAACACCTAAAACAACACCTTCATATATAGATTCAAAAGTGTGGACATGGAATCAATGCTCATTAGAAGTAGGTGGAAGTGCTAATGGTAATTTTGAAAGTGCAACAGTAACAATAACAAATCCAATTGTTGGAGTTCCAACATTAAATGCCTCAACAACAGAGGGCAAAGTAGTAAGAGATGGATTTAGAACTGTTAATATTACAGGCGACCAAGCATTTGAAAATCAAGAAGAAGAAGCTATCTTCAGAAATCAAACTAGACAAAGAATAAGATTATCATTAACTGGTGTAAATGTTGGTAATACAAATGAGTATCAGCAATTAGTTATGGATTTACCACAGGTTAATTACTCAACCTTTGCTTATCCTATCGGTGGAGCAGGTAGAATTGTAGCTAGTTATGAAGGAAATGCTGAATATAATGTAGCTTCTAGTTATTCAATTAGATATACATTGCAAAATACTGCTGCATCTTATTGATGCAAGGAAGGAAACTCAATGAAGTTCACAATAGCTGACAAAGAATTTGAAATACAACCAGCAAAAACTCGTTCAGTAATTGCAATCGAAGCAAAACTTGGAAAAAGTATTGCAAAGATGCAAGAAGATTTTTCTTTTACTGATATAGTTGAGATTGTTGCAATCGCTTTAAACCAAGCTGACCCTGAAGTTAACAGAGATTGGGTAGAAGAAAACACAGGAGTTAAGGATATTGAAATCTTTAATGGTGTGATTACCCATTTTTTGGCTCAAACGAAATAGTAAATAAACGATTTCTTGATATACTCGATTTATTTGGTGTAGAATATAGATGGAGTAGAAATGATGTTCTTGATTTAACAGTCAATGAGATTAACTATCTCATGGCAAAGATTGAACATAGGAACAGACGCAGATAATGGCAGATAACAAGATAAATTTATTAGTTAGTTTAAAAGACCAAGCAAGTGGTGGACTGGATTCTTTAAAGGGCAAGTTCGGCTCATTTGGCAAGATGCTGAACATGACCACATTGGCGATTGTAGCTGTTGGAGCTGCACTTACCAAGCTAACATTTAATGCTGCCAAAGTCGGAGATGAGTTTGCCAAATCAGCAAAGATGGTTGGCATCTCTGCTGGAGCTTTACATAGATTTGCTTTTGCTGCAGAAATAGGTGGAGCAGCAATGAGGGATATAACCACCTCTCTCAGAGTCATATCTAAAAGAGTTAATGATGCAAATAATGGATTGACAACTTCTGTAAGGGCATTTGCTCAAGCAGGTATTAGTGTACGAAAAGCTAATGGTCAATTTAAAAATGCAGAAGAATTACTATTAGATTCTGCTGATGCTTTTAGAGATTTAACAAACACGACAGAGAGAACAGCTTTGGCACAAGAGTTATTTGGTCGTGCTGGAACAAAATTAGTCCCTCTTTTAATCGAAGGCACAGATGCCATGAAGGCATTAATGAAAGAATCCGAAGAACTAGGAATAGTGTTTTCAAAAGTTGAATCAGAACAAGCAGAGAAATTTACGGATGAATTATTAAGAATGAATAGTGCTTTTAAAGGAGTTGGATTAGCAATAGGAAAAGCATTAATGCCAATCTTTACCCGATTTTTTACTTTTATAAAAGACTTAATTATTCCTATAATTCCAGTTGTAAGTGCGTTGTTCAAAGGTTTAGCTTTAGTGTTAGAAGCAATAGTAACACCAATTACAGTAGTTGTAGATTTAATAAACGGACTTGGTACAGCATTTGGAGCTTTGAATGGTACTTTTTCAACATGGCTAGAAAATTTTAGAAGCTGGTGGAATGAAGATTTAAGCACAGAAGAAATTGAAGCTAGAAAACAAGCATTGGATGGTCTTAAACAATCCTTAAATATGCAAGTTAAACCTTCTGTTAAGGGAATGCTTGGTAAAATGGGTCTTGAAACTTCAGAAGGTGGAAAAAAAGATGGTGGTGGTGGTGGAGATGATGAAGGTGGTTTTTTTGTTCAAGCATTTACAGGAATTACAGAAGGAATATCAAAAGCATTTGATGAATGGAATACTAGCATAACAGATGTTGCATCTATAACTGGACAAACATTATTTCAAACAATGGATGCCACAGTCCAAGAAATTGGAACTGCTTTTGGAGCAATGATAACTGAGAGCGAAAGTTTTAAAGATTCAATGAAACAGATTTGGGAAGATTTGAAAAAAGCAGTCGTTGCACAAATCGCACAGATGATTGCAAAGTGGGCAATTATGATGGCTCTGACTGGTGGAACTGGTGGTGGTGGACTTTTCGGAATGATGGGAATAAAAATGGCAAAAGGTGGGATAGTTCAAGGTGGTTTAAAAGTTCCATCATTTGCAACAGGTGGAATAACTACTGCTCCGACTTTAGCTATGATTGGCGATAATCCAAATCGTAGAGAAGCTGTTGTACCATTACCAGATGGAAGGAGTATTCCAGTTGATATAAATGGTGGAGTACAAAGCATTGCTCAATTAAATATTCTACCAAATGCAAATATAGACCAAGCACTAATGGATAAGCCAATGTCATTCTGGGTAGATTTAGCACAAGAGAAAATACTACCTGCATTGAACTCGCTTGGACAAACAGGAGCGACAACGAGTTTAGGATTTAGAGCAAGTAGGTAAGGAGAGAAGTATGAAATCAAAAGCAAAAAAGAAGTCGGTAAATTCTAAACCAAAAGACAAAGGAAAAAAACCAGTTTTCTATGAAGATATAGGATTCTTTGGAAGAAGATGGCAAAGAAAAGAAAAAGAGGGCAATAAAAAATAATGGGTAATATGTTATTGGGAGTAGCAAATTCAAGTTATGTAACCTTAACTAATTATGCTGGTTATGGTTATACATTTACAGAGAATCTTGATAAAGTTGATATAAGAACAAAGGGTGGAACATTGTTTAGCTATATAACTCCAGCATCCACTTATCAAACTTTCAAGATTCCACTAAGTTTTGTAAATTCATCAGATAGAAGTCAAATTAATTCTTGGTTTACAACGGCAACAGATTTGCGATATATTGAAGATGATAGTTTTCCAAACAGTTATTATTCTGTGAGAATTGTAGGAAACACTAATCCATTTAATAAATTCTTGCAACCATTCTTTAGACAATATTATGAAGGGGAGATTGTTATTGAAACAACATAAGGTAAAATAGAAAGATGGCACATATATACGATTCAGGAAGAAATTATATAGCAGTAGGAAGTGCAAATCTTG